TACAGGCAACACTTTCAGCATTACCAACACAGGCGTTACAGCCGCTGCTTATGGTTCTGCTTCTCAGGTTGGGACTTTCACTGTCAACGCACAAGGCCAATTAACTTTGGCGGGTAGCACAAACATTGCGATTGCCGCCACTCAGATCACTAGCGGCACAATTGACACCGCCCGTATATCAGGATCATATACAGGCATTACAGGCGTTGGAACACTTACCAATTTGAGCGTGACCAACACGATCACAGGATCAATTTCAGGTAATGCGGCAACGGCAACATCTGCAACAAATCTTGCAAATGGAACTGTTGGTGCTATTCCTTATCAAACTGGCTCTAGTGCAACCGCATTTCTGAGTGCTGGCACAAATGGACAAGTGTTGACCTTGGCATCGGGTATTCCCTCATGGGCAACCCCGACTACAGGAACTGTGACTTCAGTTGCCCAAACCTTTACGGGTGGCATTATTTCTGTTGGCGGCTCACCCATCACAACTTCAGGCACATTGGCTCTGACTGTGGCGGGAACTAGCGGTGGTATTCCTTATTTTACAAGTGCATCGGCATGGGCATCTTCTGCGGCTTTAGCGGCAAATGCTTTGATGGTTGGTGGCGGTGCGGGATTAGCCCCTAGCACGATTACAACAGGCACAGGGGTAGTGACAGCCTTGGGTGTGAATACAGGCTCTAGCGGGGCTTTTGTGGTCAATGGTGGGGCTTTGGGTACGCCATCAAGCGGCACAGTTACCAATCTGACGGGAACTGCCTCAATCAACATTAACGGAACTGTTGGTGCAACCACTGCGACAACGGGAAAGTTCACCACAATTGATTTCAGCAGCACTTTGGCAGTGTCAGGTGCAACGGGTTCAGCGGGTCAAGTTCTGACTTCTAATGGCTCAAGCGCACCGACTTGGACAACCCCGACCGCTTATGCGACTGTGACCGATGACACCACCACAAATGCGGTGCGTTATCCTTTGTTTGCAAATCAGACCACAGGCAATCTGACAACTGAGTATGTGAGTTCTACCAAGCTGAACTACAACCCAAGCACAGGATTGTTTACGGCAACGGGCTTTAGCGGCTCTGGTGCAAGTTTGACAAGCCTCCCTGCGGGTCAACTATCGGGAACAATTCCAAGCGGTGTATTGGGCAATTCAAGCCTTTACATCGGCACAACTTCCATTGCTTTGAATCGGTCAAGCAGCGCACAGTCTCTGACAGGCGTGAACATCGATGGTTCTGCGGGATCGGCAACGACTGCCACAACCGCAACAAACGCAACGAATGTGGCGGTGACGGATGACACTAGCACAGCGACCGATATGTATTTATCTTGGGTGACTTCCACTTCAGGAAATTTGCCAATCAAGGTATCATCCACTAAACTGAAATTTAATCCATCCACAGGCGTTTTGACTGCAACTGGTGGCGTTCTTGGAGGCACATTCTGATGTGGAAAATACTAGAAATTCAAGCCGATGGCGATCTGATCACAGGCGCTAGGTATTTCTGCGCTAAAAATGGAATTGAAACAGAAGGTTGGTGGCAGTTTGCCGAGCCTGTCTTAACAACTCCATTTGCTGATGTGACCGAGGAAATGGTTATTGGTTGGGTTACAAGAGATATTGGCGCACAAGTTGAGGCAAGACTTGATGAGCAAGCGGCAGTTACTCAAAAGACTGTGGTTGCACCTTGGTTGCCCCAAGTCTTTACACCTAGCATTTAAGGAAAGAACATGAGCGTTTTTTTATCCCCTATTGGTGGCGCAGGGTGGCAATTCTTTAATAATGATGGAACAGTTTTAGCGGGTGGAAAACTTTACACTTATGCCGCTGGCACATCTACACCTAAACCAACTTACACAACTTCCGCAGGAAATATTGCTCATGCCAATCCAATTGTTTTGGATTCATCGGGCAGAGTTCCAAGCGGGGAAATTTGGTTAGCAGCAGGAACTTATAAGTTTTCTGTTTTTACTTCTGCAAATACTTTAATTGCCACTTATGACAATATCAGTGGAATTGGCGCAGCAGAATTCCAAGTTCAAAATTTCACAGGTACAGGGTCGCAAACTGTATTTACATTAAGTGCCGCATCTTTGGGTGAGAACTACACATTTGTCTATATTAATGGTGTATATCAAAACAAGAATACTTACACTGTAAGTGGCACAACATTGACATTTTCTGAAGCGCCTCCTGTTACTTCAAAAATTGAAGTCATGTTCAACTAAGGCAAAACATGGCACAGACAGGCTACACCCCAATTCAACTGTATTACAGCAGTACCACCACTAGTGCACCATTGGCGGCAAATCTTGCTAGTGGTGAGTTGGCAATCAACATCACTGATGGCAAGTTGTTTTACAAAGACAACGCAAATGCTGTTCAAGTGATTGGTTGGAAAGTTCGCCCTGCAACTGCTGGTGGTACTGGTCTTACATCATTTGCTGTTGGTGATTTAATTTATGCAAACACTACAACCACATTAGCTTCATTGGCTGATGTGGCGACAGGCAATGCGCTGATTTCTGGTGGCGTAAACACAGCGCCAGCATGGGGAAAGATTGGTTTGACAACCCATGTTTCAGGTGTTTTGCCTGTTGCTAATGGCGGTACAAACGCATCTGTTGCAAGCATAACAGCTTTTAATAATATTACTGGCTACACCGCTTCTGGTGCAACTGGTACAACAAGCACCAACTTAGTATTTTCTACAAGCCCATCAATTACAACACCAACATTAGTGGGTGATGCAACTTTAAGCACAGGAAATTTAGTTGTTAGTAACGGCAAGGGCATAGATTTTTCTGCCACACCAGGCACAGGCACAAGTGAATTGTTCGCTGACTATGAAGAAGGAACTTTTACTCCGCAACTTTTATTTGGTGGTGCAAGTGTCGGAATGACTGGTTCTTTTACAGGCCGATATACAAAAATTGGCAGAGTCGTTTATTACACAGTAGTAATTTATCTTTCTGCAAAAGGTTCTTCTACGGGCAACACATCCATTTCAGGTTTCCCTTTTACATCTTCTGCTTCTTCAACTTTTTATGAAGGTAAAGCAGATACTGACAATGTAACTGGTTTGGCTTATCAACTTATTGCCCAAATGTCAACAAGTACCACTACTTTGAATGTTTACATAAATGTGGCTGGCTCACTTAACAATGTAACTGATGCAAGTTTTTCAAACAATTCGCGTTTTTATGTGACAGGTTTTTACGAGGCTTAACATGGCACTTACAAAAGTTTCTTTTTCAATGATCAGTAGCGGATTTGTTAATGCTTCTGATTTTGGAGTTGTTGGAAATGGCACAACTGATGACACTACGGCATTACAAGCTGCACTTGATTCTTTAGTTCCTTACCAAACACTTTTAATTTCTGCAAATTGCAAAATAACTGCAACTTTAAATATTACAAACAAAACAGACATCAGAATTACTGGTGGCGGTCGTATATTTTTAAGTGGCGCTTCTTCTAGTGCTGTAATATTTAATTTGGTTGGAACAATTAACAATTTAGAAATTGATAATTTAACACTTGTTGGTGATGGCAATAGTGGCTACACACAAGCAGGAATTGCTAATAATTCTGGTCAAACAATTAGCAATGTTCGTTTTCATGACAACAACATATCAAACATAAATGTTGGTATCTCTTGCAATGCTGATTTAAGTGGCACTTATACAAACGCATGGGTTTATAACAACAGTTTAAAAAACATCTCTGGTACTGTGCCTGGCTCTGGCTATGGCATCCATCAATCAAAATGCTCTAACTGGAATGTGTATTCAAACACAATTGACAATGCTTCTCGTCATTCTATTTATTGCGCTCGTGGTGTTGAAGGTAGCAAGTTAATTCAAGGTAATTTAATTATCAACCACCGCAAAGATATTGCAAGTGCTGATATTAGACCAGCAATTGTTGTTGCTCGATCAAGAAATGTATCTGTTATTGGTAACAAATTAAAAGATTGTTACGATGGTTGCTTACTTATTGACCATGATGACGCGGATGCTAATTCAGAAACCACATTAGTGGCAAACAACTCATTTGTTGATAGAAAAAATACTGTTGGCGCAATTTACATTGGATCGCAAAGTGTTCCAGCTACATACACAACAGCTAAAATTTTGATTACTGGAAATATGTTTGAGTGTACTGGTGCAGTTGGCGCTGGCGACATTGTCATTTTTAATGGAACAAACATTAAAATTTCAGATAACCAATTTAGATATTACAGCGTTTCATCATCATTGCCCTACCCTGTAATTCTTGGCGATTCTCGATTTGTATCATCTGACGCACAATTAGAAAACATTGTTGTGACAGATAATTTTGCAACTTCTGATAACTATTATGCAAGGGCATTTGCTTACATTAGCGCACCACTTTGCACAGGCGCATCCCCATATGTTGTTAAAAACAATGTATTTAAAAATTTAAGTTCTGAATATTATTTTGAAACAAATCCTGTCAATTTAAATTCAAAATTAAAATTTAAATCAACTGTTACATATACATTCGGAACAATTGCCGCAAATGGTGTTGTTGCTGCTTCTGTTACTGTTACGGGTGCAAAACCAACTAGTCAAGTTACTGTTAGACCAGAAGCATCAAAAGTTGTATCACCTGAACCAATGTATCAAGCATTTGCCAAAGACAGTGGCCCTAATCTTGTTGAAATATTGGCAATGAATTCATCTGCTTCTTCATCAAGTCAAGTAAGTCAAGATTATTTGCTCTGTGTTGAGGATTTTTAACCCGTACCAATTCGGACAATTGGAAACCTTAATGTGTAGCAGGATAGTTACACTGGAAACAAGGAAATATCATGGCTCTTGAAAAAGTTATCTCTGTTGATCTGATTGAAGTTGTTGAAAATGGATCAATTCAAGTTCGTACCAAAACATCCATTAAAGAAGATGGAGTTCAAATTAGCAGTCAATTCCATCGCCATGTTGTTGTGCCTGGCGCTGATGTGACTGCTGAAGATGCCAAGGTGCAAGCCATTGCCGCATCTATTCATACACCTGAAGTGATTGCAGCCTATCAAGCCGCACAAGAAGCCGCTAGACTTCCCGCATAAGGAAAACAAATGACTCAGCCAATTGACATTATCACCAGAGCCATGAAAGACATTGGCGCAATTGCCGCTGGTGAAGTGCCAACGGCTGATGAGGCGCAAGATGGTTTGGATATGCTCAACGACATGATCGCCCAATGGTCGAATGAAAACATGATGGTTTTCTATCGATCAGAGATCATCTTCCAAACCACTCAAAACCAAGTTCAGTACACCATTGGCCCAAGCGGTCAGATGGGCGCAACCTTTACAGGCTCAATTTCAGGAACAACTTTGACAGTCCCTGCAAATGGTGTGACTGCGGGTGGCATCAATATCGGAATGACGCTGAGTGGCACAGGCATCACTTCAGGCACTCGCATTGTGGCTTTCCAAACGGGCGCTGGTGGCAATGTGAACGAGGGTGGCACATACACTGTATCCCCAAGCCAAACAGCCTCTAGCACAACGATTACAGCCTACTATGAGCGCCCTTTAACGATTGAATCAGGCTTTGTTCGTGTGGCTACCATGCAAGGCGGCTCAAATATTGCGGGTGGTTATTTAGATTACCCTTTGACGATTTTTAGCCTTGAAGAATACGAATCCATCGGCATCAAGCAATTGAACGGCCCTTGGGCTAAAGGCATTTACTACCAACCCTCAGAGTTGTTGGGTACGATTTATGTTTATCCAAACCCATCTCAGGGCGAGTTGCATTTGTTTACTCAGACCATCTTCAGGGAATTCCAAAGCCTGAACGACACTATCCAACTGCCACAGGGCTACAACATGGCTTTGCGTTGGTGTTTGGCTGAAAGACTGTTGCCTATGTTTGGCAAGGTCAATCAGATTCAGATTGGCATGATCAACGCTTATGCAGCGCAAGGCAAAGCTACAATCAAACGCACCAACATGAAGCCTGTTCAGATTGCACGATACCCTGAAAGCCTGATGGTGGGTCGTGCCAAAGATGCTGGCTTCATCATGGATGGAGGCTTTAGATAATGGCAGACTTTGGCTTTGTCGGCACATCCTACACCGCCCCATCGATCTACCAAGACGATCAGGAGTGCATCAATTTCTTTGCTGAGATTGATCCTACTAAGCAACAGGGTGAGCGTGGGATTGTGGCGCTGTACCCAACGCCTGGCCTTTTATTCCAAACCCAATTAGCCGTTGGTGAAGTGCGTGGCCTCCACACAATGTCAGGTGAAAACATCCTCATTGCTGTGTCTGGCAACAAAGTTTATCAAGTCAACAGATCAATGGTTGCCACCCAGATCGGCACTTTGACCACTTCAACGGGTCAAGTCTCCATTTCTGACAACATCACCAATGCGAATGGCTTGATTGCTTACATTGTGGATGGCCCAAATCGATACACATGGGTTGTTTCTACAAATACTTTTTCAACGCTACCAAGCACCGATGGCCCGTGGCAAGGTGCTAATGTGGTGGATGTGATTGACAACTACAACATCTACAACGAGCCAAACAGCCAAAATTGGGCTTGTACTGACTTAGCCTCACAATACTCAACTCAGGCGCTTTACGGCAGTTCTGATGGCAGTTCTGACCTATTGGTAACGCTGATAGCTGACCGCAGACAAGTTTATTTGTTGGGCGAAGTGACCACCGAGGTTTGGACAGATGTGGGCAATGTGATTGCTGGCATTACGACTTTCCCATTCCAACGAGTGCCTGGCACTTTTAGCCAAAATGGTATTGGCGCACGATTCTCACTCGCTAGATTTGCCGACTCTTTTGTTTGTGTTTGCAAGGACACAAGGGGCGACTCAACTATTGAGATGATGCAAGGCTATGCTTGGGTGAAGATTTCCACCCATGCTGTTGAGCAGTCTTTGACAAACGAAATCACAAGTGATGCCTTTGCCTACACTTACCAAATTGAAGGTCATGAAATGTATGTCTGCACTTTCCCATCAATCGGGGATGGTCTGACATGGGTTTATGACGGATCAACAAAGTCATGGCACAAATGGCTTTATTGGGATTCTGCCAACGCTATTTATAAACGCCATCGTTCCAACTGCGGTGCTTACTTCAATAATATGTATATCGTAGGCGACTATGAGAATGGCAAGTTATATAGCATTGAGAACGCTGTTTACACCGATGATGGTGCGACCATCAGGCGTTTGCGTAGAGCAAAGCACCTGACAACTGACTTACAAAGACAGTATTTTGAGGAATTCCAAATCCAATTTCAGCCAGGCGTTGGTTTGAATGTCGGTCAAGGCCAAGACCCTCAAGCCATGCTTAGATGGTCAAACGATGGTGGCTCAACATGGTCAAACGAGCATTGGGTGACTATTGGCAAGATTGGTAATTACTTGAACCGAGCCATTTGGAGGCGCTTGGGATGGGCAAGGGACAGAATCTTTGAGGTGGTGCTGACTGACCCGATTAAGGCGGTAATTGTGTCTGCTAACTTAAAAGCAAGCGCAGGGGATAACTAATGGCTACGGCAATTCCAAATGCCAACATTAACATCCCCTATTCGCCTTTTTTGGATGTCAACACAGGTCGCCCATCTCAGGAATGGTTGTTGTGGTTGATGAACCCCAAAGTTGTCAGCTTAACAACAAACAACACAACCATTACGGGTGGCACAATTAACAATGTGATTATCAATAATTCCACCATTGGTTTGACAACTCCCGCAGCGGGTAAGTTCACCGATTTCACGGCTCTGAACGGGGTCAAGGGAGGCACATTTTGAACTTGTCAGATTTGCATAACCAGTTGGAAGGTCAATTCCAATGTGATTTAAGCGTTGCCCATCATTTTTCTGATGGACTTTATGCCAAGGAAATGCACATTCCAAAAGGCTTTGCCGCTGGCACTCATGCCCATTCATTTAGCCACCTAAGTATGTTGGCAAAAGGGCGTGTCAAAGTGACCACAGATGATTACAATTGTGAATATACAGCCCTCGCTTGCATAGAGATCAAAGCGGGTATTCATCACATGATCGAGGCTCTTGAAGATGCAGTGTGGTTTTGTATCCATGCAACTGAAGAAACAGACCCCGAAAAAGTTGATCGAGTTTTGATCGAAAGGAAATAATATGCCATTAGCATGGGCAATTGGAGGCAGCGCCCTCTTAGGATTCTTGGGGGCTAATAAGCAAGCTAGTGCCGCACAAAGCGCCTCTCAAACTCAATACCAAGCCACTCAAGACGCTGCCAAACAACAGCGTGAGATGTTTGACATCCTCAATGCACAACAAGCCCCTTATCGTGAGGCTGGCTATGGCGCATTGAATCAAATCAACACGATGTTGCCTCAACTTACGAAGCAGTTTACATCGGCTGATTTAATTGCAAACTTAGACCCAAGTTATAAGTTCATGCTTGAACAAGGTCTTGGCGCTACTGGTCAAGCCATGAATGTTGGCGGTGGTGGCTCTAATGTGGACTTGGCACGACAGAAATTTGCCCAAGAATATGCCAAATCAGGCGCACAACAAGCCTACACAAACTTCTCGAATCAGCAATCCAACATTTACAACCGCTTGGCAAACCTTGCGGGTATTGGTCAGGCATCACAAGCCCAATCCAACACATTGGGTTCAAACACTGCAAACGCATTGAGCCAATTGGGTATCGGTGGCGCTTCTGCTTTGGGTGCGGGTCAAGTGGGTGCGGCTAATGCTTATGCTGGCGCTTTAGGTGGCCTTGGGAACAACTTGATGTTGTCTCAATTCTTAACTCCTCAAGGTGGTGGTGCGACTACTGGCACAGTTCCCACAGGTGCGCTTGGTGATTATTTCAAACCTGCGATTGGATAAAAAATGGCAGATTTAAGCATAACCCCTGTAGCAACACAAATACGGCCTGTGCAAGGTGCATCCCTTGGGGAAATGCTTAATCTTGCTCGTGGCGCACAACAATACCAACAAGCGGCTCAGACTAATCCGCTTGAACTTCAACAAAAGCAACAACAAACTCGCACAGGCGAAATTGCTTTGGGCGTTGAAGAACAAAAAAACAAAGAGCGTTTGAACTTTCAAACCTTGATGTCAAATCCTGAAGAAATTATGACTGAGGGTCGATTTGATCCCGCTAAATTTACTTCAATGATTCCTAAAATTATGCCTTTGACTGGTGTTCCCGCTATCAATGATTTGACCAATTTGGCTAAATCTCAGACAGAAGCGTTTTCTGCCAAGCGGAACATGGATCAAGGCACTCGACAGATCATCGCATCCAAACTTGGATTGCTTGGTCGTGCGGGTGTTAAAGACCCTGATCTTGTTAAAAGTGAATTAAACAATTTGGTTGTTGAAAGCAATAACGATCCTGAAGTTAAAAGATTAGTTACTGAAGCATATTTGCCAATTTTTTCAAGGATTCCTGCCGAGGGATTACCTGACGCATTGATTAAATCAGGTCAAAGTTTGTGGTCAACTAAAGAACAACAATCCACACTTGCACCAACAATTACAACGACAGAGGGCGGTAAAACTGTCATTACTCAACCCTCAATTGGTGCAGCCAAACCGACTGCTACTTTTGGTGTTGCGGGTGGTTTACAAGCGCCAGCAGAACCCGCTGGCCCTGTTAATGCGGGTTCAGAAATTGCGCCTGGTATGCGTGTCCCTTACCCTGTTCGCAGAGCAGATCAGCCTTATATGCCAGAGCCTACCGAGGTCAAAGACCAAACAGCGGGTCAGGCATACCGAGACAGTCTTGTTAGCGCACAAACAGGCTTGGCACAAAACCGCAGAAATGTGGAAGAAGTTATCCAACAAGCCAACAAAATTGGCAATGAATTATTTTTTGCTAAAGGCGGTGTGCCAGGCCAAATTGAACAAAAGATTCGCACAGCAATTGGCAGTGAACAATACGATATGCTTGCCAAAGACTTGGCTAACATGGCATTGTCAAACACCAAAGCTATGGGCGGTGTTGGCAATACTGTGGCTGGTCTTGATATGCAAGCCGTGGCAAATGGCACAACCAAAGTGCCACCAGATGTATTGGTAAAGATTGCCCGTAGAGTTCAAGCTGACCAAACCAATTTGGATATGCAAGCTAATGGCGCACAGCAATTTGCTCAAAAGTTTGGCGACAATAACATGAAGGCTTATCAGCAAGCATGGAACGCTAATGCTGACACTAAGATTTTTGAGGCTATGAACATTATTCGTGATGTAACAGACCCTAAAAAACAAAAAGACGAATTGGATCGTTTGTTCCCAAATCAAAATCAATACAAAGATTTCTTAAAAAAATATAGAAATCTTAAAAGTTTGTCAGAAACTGGGGCTGCTTCAAATAAATTAGGGGACTAATGATGGATGTTCTTGAGCAATTTTTGGGAGGTGGTAAAACCACTTCTCCATCAGCCCCATCATCTGTCATTACTGATCAAATCCTTGACAGATTGAAAATGGTCGAGAGCAGTGGCGATCCCTATGCTTTGAACAAAGAAAGCAAAGCGATGGGCGCTTATCAATTCATGCCAGAGCAAGTGCAGACCATGCACAAACAAGGCATTGAATTCAATCCTTTCAATGAAAAAGAATCAAGGGCTGCGGCTAAGTCTTACCTTGAGAAATTGGTCAAAGAAAAAGGTAGCGTAGAAAAGGCTTTAGCGGCTTATGGTGGCTTTGTTACCAAAGACCCAACGGCCTATGTCAACAAGGTTTTGCAAGCGCCTACAACGCCCCAAACAAAAGCATCACAACAAACGGCTCAAGCAACTTCTAGTGATCCATTAGAAGCGTTTTTTTCTGGCAAACAAGTTCAAGCGCCTCAAGCAGCACCTATGCAAGAAAGCGAAGCGGGTGGCGGTCGTGGCTCTTATGCAGGGTTTAATGCTGAACAAAAAGGTATTGCTGAAGGCCAATCAACCCGTGGCCCAAGACAACCAGAAGGCACTGCTGTTGGTCGCATGGCTGGTCGTTTATTAGGCCAAGTTCAAGAAGGCAAACGGGCTTTGGGTGAAATCATCACTGCCCCGATTGCTGGCGCTGTCACAAGCGTTCTTGGCCCTGCCACAGGCATTGTTGCCACTTTGCGTTCTGGTCAATATGGAACGCCTGAAGGTGTCCGTATTGGTCAAGAGCAAGCGCAAAACTTACAGCAACAATTGTCACCTGAAATTAGAACGCCTCAAGCAAAAGCAGTATTAGGTGGACTTCAACAAGCATTTGAAGCAACCAAAGTGCCGCCTGTTGCCATGCCTGAATTGGCGGGTTTTGCGCCACTAGCAGGGCCAGCTTCAAAACAAGCAATTGAAACAACAGGAAAAGCCACTCAAGCGGTGGTCAAGCCTGTTCGTGAGGCAATGGCTGAATTGCAAATTCAACGACCAGGCGCTACGCAAGCCGAAGCCCAAGCACAGTTTCAAGCCATGCAAGCAAAGCCTGGCAGTGCTGGTGCGGCTAAAGTTGAGTTCAATCCTTATGCAAATCAGATCACTGGCGAAGAAGGCGCAAGGGGTCAATTTCCACAAGTCAAATTGTCAAAGACTGCCGAAAATGTGCCTGTTACTGAACAAGCCACTAGAGCGCAGATTGCCAATGAGATTCTTGGTGATAGCGGTCAAGTCAGGCCAGGCGTGGTGACGGGTAATGAAAACACTTTGCGTAATGAACACACAAAAGCAAAGATGGCAAATCCAACGCCTGAAGGCGAGTTGTACAAACAACAAATTGCTAACGAACAAGTGGCGCTGTCTAACTATGCTCAGAAGCGTGTTGAGAACACAGGCGCAAGCCCATCTTTGGTGACACCTTATGAGCGTGGTCAACGAATCAATGACGCATTTGCGGGTGATGAAGGTTTGGCGGGTTTCTTCAAAGGCGAAAAGAAGAAGTTATATGACGATGTGACTTCTAAGGTTGGCGACAACCCAATTCAAACAAGCAATGTTGAAAATCTGTTTGCTGACAAACAATTCAAAGCGGGTCTTGGTTTGAAAGGCAACGAAGGCGTTGCAAGGTCTGCTGAAGAATTAATTAATTTAGCTAAGACAGTTGGTTTTAAAGACGAAATGGGCAATGTTTATGCGCCTAATAGTGTCAATGGATGGGTTGCTGTCCAAAAGGCTTTAAACAGTAATTGGACAAAAGACAACGCTGGCATTATTCGTCAAATCAATCAAGCGATTGAACGAGACATTGGCGCTGCGGGTGGTCTTGACTTACTGAAGAAAGCCGACAGTTTGCACCAAGCTGAAAAGACTTTGTTTGGCTCTAAAGGCATTAAGCAAATCTTTGGCGACATCGATCCAAATGGCGTTCAGACTGCCACAGCTTTTGACGCTATTCCGCAGAAACTGAACAGTATGCCTCTTGATCAGTGGAAGCATATCTATGACACGGCTGAAAAGGTTGCTAAAGGCACAATTGATGGCCCTGTAGACAAAGCCACTGGTTTGCCAAAATGGACTGTGCAAGTTCCTGAAGAATTGCGTGTCTCAGCGCAGTCTGCCATGAACGAAATGCGTGGCAACATTGCCCGTGAAATTTACCAAGCGGGTGCTGCCAAAGTGGGTGAATGGAATCAAAACGCAGTTAACAAGATTTTGAACGCCAGAGCCGACAAGATTAAAGTGGCTTTTAGTCCTGAAGAACAAAAGGCTTTCCACACATTGAATGTGGGTGGGTATTTGATGCCAGGCGTTCATGGCTACGAAGGCGCTGGTCAGCAAATGCGTAGAGTTGGTTTGATTGAGGGCAATCTTGAGAAAGCTGGTGCGGCAACTGGTGCAAGCATTGGCGGTGCGATTGCGGGTGCGCCTGGTGCGGCTGTCGGTGGTTACTATGGCGGCAAAGTTGGCGCTAAAGCCGCTGGCAAAATGGAAACATCTGCTTTACAAAAACAAGCCATTAAGTCCCAACAGGAAATGCAAAAAGCCGCACAATTGGGCAAGCAATCTGGTCAAAACAAATTAAGCGATTTGGGGAAATAATGTCTGATATTGATTTGGTCAAATATGGCGTTCTGTGGCAAAAGGTCGAATCTATGGAGGCCAAGATCGATAAGCTAGAAGCCAACATGGAAACCCTGATTGGATTGGCTAACAAGGGTCGTGGAGGCTTTTGGATGGGCATGGCTTTTGTCTCTGCCATTTCCTCAGTCTTTGGATATATTTCTCACTACTGGTCAAAATGAAATGGTTTTTTGTTGGGTTGCTGACAATGTGTTTGTTGGCGGCATCTCAACAGAAATGTGTGATTGCAGACTTCTATGGCCTCAGTTGGCTTGGCAATCCCTCAGAAAGACATCAAAGGCTTTCTGAATGGCTGACCACCAATGGAAACTCTTGCAATACTGACCAACTGCTTGCAATTTGGAACAGTCTTGCTATGTGGGCTGGCACTGCGGATTCAGCAGAACTTAGAGCCAAAGTGCTGTTTTATTATGCGAGGGCTGCGGAGAGGGAAAAGAAATGATTTCCTTGCACAAATGGTATCCGTTTGTGTGGCCTAAAGAATACGATGTCAAGACGATTGCGTTTGAAAAACGAGCAGAAAAACTAGACGAAGAATATAGATTGGAAGTTGCGGCACAAAAAGTTCGTGAAGCAGTTGAAGCGTATGCACTTGAGTTGTACGATAAACGGGCAAGGCAAACAACGATTGAATTAGAAATGTTTGCCAATCACAAACGATTTGATAAATTTGTGTGAGGGTATATGGAAAATTCACAAAACAAGCTGACATTTTGGGTGACTCTGATGGTGAGTGCGACCCTTTGTCTATCAATTCTTGGCATGGTGGGGGCGTTCTTACTTGGCCTGTGGGCTAAAGAAGTGGACAATTCAGAAATTTTTTCCATGCTTCATCCCGCCTTTCAAACCATCATTGGTGGCTTTATTGGCCTCTTGGCTGGCGTTAAACTTTCACAGAATGAAACACCATGAACCTAAGTGATTTAAACCCATTGGTCGCTATTGGCGGCAAAATCCTTGACCGAGTGTTGCCTGACCCAACAGCGGCTGCGGCTGCAAAATTAGAGTTGGACAAAATGGCTCAAGAAGGTGAGTTGGCAAAGATGGCTAACGAAACCAAGTTGTATGAGACTGAGCAAAACAACTTGACACAGCGTGTTCAGGCAGACATGGCATCTGACTCTTGGTTGTCCAAAAATATTCGCCCTATGACCCTTATATTTATTCTGGTGGCCTATTCTGGCTTTGCCATTGCCTCCATTTTTGAATTTGAAACCCGTGGTGCTTATGTTGAACTGTTGGGCCAGTGGGGGATGCTGGTAATGAGTTTCTATTTTGGCGGCAGAACAATGGAAAAAATTGCTGATAAGGTGAAAAAATGAACTTGAGCGAACACTTTACCCTTGAAGAACTGACTCACACAGATCACAGAGAATTTGACAACACACCAAATGATTCGGAACTTGAAAACATTAAACGACTGGCAAACTTTCTTGAAGAAGTCAAAACAGTATTGGGCGGCAAGCCCATCATGGTCAATTCAGCTTTCAGGTCTAAACAAGTCAATGACGCTGTGGGGTCTAAAGACAGTTCTCAGCATCGGATCGGCTGTGCTGCTGACATTCGTGTTCCCTCTATGACCCCCGATGAAGTGGTCAGAGCCATTATTGCTTCAGGCATTGGCTACGACCAGATCATCAGGGAGTTTGATCGTTGGACACACATTAGCGTTCCAAACATTGCTGGCGGTGAACCCCGCAAACAAGCCTTGATCATTGATAAACAAGGCACTAGGGTTTTTACTTAATTTGATATTGGCGTAAGTGTTGCCCTGTCATTCTCATAATCTAACAAGACTGACAAATCCACTTATGCCCCATATCAACCCCGCCCTCTGGTGGTTTGGTTACATCACATTTATTACAAGTTCGTAATCTGTGAACTGGCTGACTGCCGTTCAAACCGATTGGATACATTGCCACTCTCTTTCGTTTCGGCCTGAGTTGGATTTGACTGTGTTGCCTGTCAATTCAATCAGACCAATTATTTTCATTTCGTTGAGCCGCCTGGCGACTTGATTTCCATCAAGGTTTGTGAGGGCTGAGATGCCATCTTTTCCTAGTGCACCATAAGTTTTTAAGCACTCCAAGATAACTTGGTGGTGGTGATTGGCGGCTTCTTTGATGGATTCTGCTGCCTCAAATGAGGTCAGTGGGTCGGAAGCCCTTACTCTTGGGAATTCGGGAAAGATTCTGTCAAACATTGCTTTGTAGTCCATGATATTTCCTAAAAGATGGGGGTACTCGCTGCACTGTGTTCATCCGCAAGCTAAGATTAAACTTTGCCACAGCATCCGCTTTCCCCCCGTTATTTAAAAGGGTGCGTCATCATCCACAGGAAAGCCCCTGTTATCTTCTTTGGGCTTTGGGGTGTTTAGGTATGCCCAGCCGTTCCATCCGCCCTCTGGCAATGGGATGCTGTCCAACTTTAGCATTGGGCCGTTTTTAGTCTCAATAACTGAGCCGATGTTTTGATAGCGGGATTTTTCCACACCATCTTTGTTTTTGTATTTACCTGAAACAATGGTAATTTCGTAGAGTTTAGACATTTCTTACTTTCATTAGTTTATTAATTTTGTCATCCAGTTCGGCAATGAATTGGACAATCTCCGATTCAATCAGTCTGATAAACACTTCATCCCGTGGGACTCTTGTTACAAACAACTGAAACATCTCAGGTAAGCGATTGTCAAAGCTGACAAAATCGCACCACTTACGCCCTGTGCAAGCCATTTGAAACTGCATCTGGGTGTTGTATTTGCTTGGCACTACTTTGGAAATCAAAGTCTCAATGTGCGTGGCAGTGTTGGGGCATTTAATCTCTAACAGACCATCATCACCCACCAAGCCATCAGGAGAAGCGCCAGCCATCTCAATTGTGGGATGGGGTACAAACCCCACTTCATCAACCAAAACATCCTGTAAAGCCTCATAAGCGGCTCTAGCAAGGGGTTCTGTGTCTGTGCCGTGTTGCATGGCAGCGTTGGTGAAACTCTCACCTTTTAAACCCGTCAGGCGTTCACAGATCAATTGAGCCATGTAGTTATCACGGCTTGCGCTGTAACCCGTCTTTGTCTTGGCAATCACATCTGCCACACGGGATGCGGTGACTTTGCCGATTCGGATTTGAAACCAAGATTCCGATCCTTGATCCATCATTTCTATCATTTCTTCATACTCCTTACAAAAGCGGAAAAACTAGCGGCTGTGTCGCCAAAGGGCATCTTGTCAAATTCTTTGGCTACTTCTTCTAAAACCTGATTGCGCTGTGATACAGACACAAACAAATCGTAAAGATAAGGCTGACCCTCAATTTCACGCAATATTTGTTTGCCAAGATTGCTTTGTCTTTCAACATCGTTGAAGGCTTCATCTTCTTCTTTAGTCCAGTCAGTCATAATTTGTCTTTTCCTCCACATTAAAGTTTTGCCTTTGCTTGGTCTTTGGCAGCAATGACTTTAATCTGCCAGGCTTTGTCACCATCACAAGCCGCATACGCTACTTTGTAGGCGACCTTGAGTTCGTCTTGGGTGGTGGCTTGCTCAATGGCTCTGAACAAGTCTGTCATGCTATCAGCGTCAATGGTTGACTCAGGCTCTATGAAAGAGGGCAAATCATCTCCGTTGTAGATATACAGACCGAGGCCATGCAAGCTGAGTGCCTTGGTCATGCAACGCATGATGGCTGTGTTCACTTGGAAAGCATCAGGGCTAACAATCGCTTTGTTGCGGTGATCCATCACGGGCAACTGGCAAGTCATTGGCTTGTCAAACATGGTGACTGTGACCCACACCATTGCTGTGCCGTTAATGTCCATGAAGCACTTGTCACCAAACATTTCCACCTTGAACGAGGCTTTGGGGTCTGCCTTGAGTGCTTCAGCCCATGCCCAAGCCCAAGACAGATATGTCAGATTGGCTTTTTTCTCAGTGTGTTCGTTGACATTCAATGTCAGTAAATTAGCGATTGACATGATGAATCCTTAGAATTGATATTTAGGGCCACAAGACACTTCAATAACTGTCTCAACTGTGTAACCACCGATCTTGCGTTTTGCGTACAAGGGAATAGCACGAAGTCCTGATGACTCGCACTGGCGCACAGCATCGATAACTTCATTGCGACCCATTGGCTGAACTTGCTTGTCAACAATCAAGTCTTGGTTGGGAGGTGTTGGCACAGAGCCTGGCATCATTGAGCATCCAGTTGTGATGATGCTGAGAGTGCATAAAAGGGTGAATGTAAACATTTTCATGATTCGTCTTTCAAATAAGTTGTGAGGCGTTTGATTCGGTCTGAGTGATAGTCAGCCATGCGTTTGGCATATTCTTGGGAAGTGAGGGCATCCAAGAGTTTGCGCTGTGCTTCTGCGAGTTCCTTGGCAGCCAGTTCTTTGGCTGATGGCAGTCTGAAATAGTCTTTGATTTGATCAATCATGATCAGCCCCTCCATGCCAACATCACGCCCCAACCACCAAAGATGATGATCGCCAATGTCCATTCGACAATTGTTTGAATGATCTTAGATTTCATTTTGTTCTTTCAGCATACGAGCGTGGTGAATCTTGACTTCAGACATGATGTGGTCTGTGTTTTCTTTAGACAAATCAAGAGTAATGTCATCACCCTTTTCGTTGTAGATGAACACATCGTAGATTTCTGCACAGTCTGGCTCGTGAGGGTAATTGTTTTCAGGTGGGTAGTAGTCATACCCCACTGTGACTTTCTCAAGCGTGTCGCCATCGTCATAAGTGACGAATTCTTCAAAGTGGTATCGAAGTTTGTAATCAATCATTTGCTCTCCTAAATAGACCCCGAGAAGTTCAGGGCATGAGGTGATTGTATAGGTTTCTATACGCCAATCAACACCTTTTTAAAAATAATTGATAGGGATTTCCCTTAGATGTTGCTTTTTTGCAAACAGGGTTTGTTCATTTTGCTATACTTACCAAATGGACAAACAAAAGGCTATCACCCTTGCTGGCTCACAGAGTGAGCTTGCCAGAATCTTGGGAATCACAAGAGGGGCAGTCCATCAATGGAAAACCATTCCAACTGGTCGGCTTTATCAATTGATGGTGTTGCGACCTGATTGGTTTGTGTAGTAGGATTGTTTGAAACACGGCTAGATGCGAAGTCATGAGCGCATTGAAAAGAGAAGTCTCCCCTCCTGCCGCAGTTTCTTTTAGGGAGAATTGGAACTAGAGACAACTATGCTTTTACAGCCTAAAAATTGGGCAGTCTTTCAACATTACAAAGACCGCTGTCCACCTTGGATCAAACTTCATCGTGATTTGTTAAACGACAGAGTTTTCATGCGCTTGCCAATTGCTAGCAAGGCGATAGCGCCAATGCTCTGGTTGCTTGCAAGTGAATCAAAAGATGGTGTTTTTGATGGTTCATTAGATGAACTTGTCTTTCGTTTGCATATATCAGAACTGGAATACAAACAAGGCGTAAAACCTTTGATTGATAACAACTTTTTCACTGTTGTTAGCGGAGTGCTAGCAGAGCGCTTGCAAGATGCTATCCCAGAGAGAGAGGGAGAGACAGAGACAAAGACAGAGGCAAAGAAAGAGAAGAACGCAACTAGCGTTGCTTGCCCTCCAGATGTTGATCAACAGATTTGGGATGATTGGAAACAATTACGCAAAGCCAAGAAAGCCCCTGTAACTGAGACAGTGGTTAAAAGCGCACGAAAAGAAGCAGCCAAGGCAAACATGGCATTTGGTGACTTCTTGAGTATTTGGTGCGCCAGAGGTTCACAAGGTTTACAAGCTGATTGGATAAAACCTGATGAGCGCAATTTAACTAAAACTGGTCAACGAAACGCTGATGTTTTGTCAGGTCTGACCCGTGGCTTACTTGGAGGACAGAGCAATGTCAAATTACTTGGAAACTGATTTTTGCGAAACAGAACAAGGTTTGGACTACATTTTTGGTCGCATGAGTGCAATCTATGGTGCGGCTTTTTTAAGGCATTGGGAAGGTGTTGACCACAATTTAATTCGCCAGGAATGGGCAAACCAACTTGGAAGATTTCTCACATACCGCGCCAGCATGGACTTTGCCATCAGCAAGCTAAACGAAGAATTTGTCCCAAGCGCAATCAAGTTTAGAAATTTGTGCAACCAAGGCCCTGACATCCCTGTCAAGCCATTACCGCAAATAGAACGCAAGATGACCATTCACGAAAAGATTGAAAGTGATCGTGTTAAGGCAGAAGCATTGGCTAAATTAGCCGAATTAAAAAAACAATATAGGGGAGAACATGAATGAGTTGGCTCTTTTCGCAGGTGCTGGTGGAGGAATACTTGGGGGAAAACTCCTTGGATGGCGAACAATCTGTGCTGTCGAATGGGAACAATATCCAGCAAGCGTATTGTGCGCCCGACAAAATGACGGGTTTCTCCCGCCTTTCCCGATTTGGGATGATGTACAAACCTTTGACGGAAATCCGTGGCGAGGAATTGTTGATGTCGTATCTGGCGGCTTTCCCTGTACGGACATCAGTATCGCAGGGCGAGGCGCAGGGCTTGACGGAGAACAATCCTCAATGTGGTATCACATGGCGAGGGTGGTTAGCGAAGTTCGACCAAGATTCGT